ACTACTTGACATTTACATCAAAGCATGTTATATATAATGTACAGTTTGTTGATACAATCTGAATGACGGGCAGGACGTGGGTGCGATACCCACCGCCTCCACCATAAACACACTAGAGGTAAATATGTTAGAAGCATTTGCAAATTGGGTCTCAAAGTTTTTTAAAGTTAAACCACAACCTGGATATCTCGGTAGAGATATGGCACAGCATAGAGTTCACTCTACGAAGTATGAAGACTTGTGCAAGTGAAAACCTTCTTTGGTTTGAATAATAGTGTGCTTATGATGGGGGCGAAATAGGATCGACTGACGTAAATAGGAAAGAGTAGAACTGTGGGATGACCGCCTAATAAGTCAAAACAAAGTAAATGCAAACGATAACATTGCATATGAAGATATTCGCCTAGCGGCATAATCTTCTGGGTGTCGTAGGGGCGCCTGGAAACAGAAGAAGCAATTGCTTCACCCTACATTTTACACACATACACACAAGGAGAAATAGTATGAGTAATCCATTCGATTTGCGCTTCTCTATGATTGAGAGTGCTAAACAACTGCTCACAGAGCAATATCACACTGATATCAGCAATATTAAAGAGAAATACTATGCAGACAAAGAAGCAGGACTAGATGTTCAGTTTCCAGAAATGCCTACATTTCCGACATTCGGTGATATCAGCAAACTAGCAAATGAGATGAATTCTTTCGTTTCACAACGCTAAGGTGGTAATAATGAGAAGTCAAGTGGTTTCTGCTTGACTTCTTTCTTCTTTTATAGTATACTGTGTACATGATGAAAAAAACAATTGTGTTAACAGCATTAGTTGCTTCTGCAATCGCTTATAAGTCAAGCGGATCAAGTGCAGAGGTTGCAACCGAAACATTTACTATTGATGCAGAAACAACTTGTCTCGCAAAAAATATGTACTTTGAAGCAAAGGGACAACCCAAAGCAGGTCAGATTGCAGTATCACTAGTTGTTATGAACCGTGTTAAGGATTCAAGATTTCCTAACACTATATGTGAAGTGGTTTATCAAGGACCAACATCTAAGTGGTGGAAAGAAGAACATGACAAAGATGTTCCAATTAGAAATAAATGTCAGTTTAGTTGGTTCTGTGACGGTAAGTCTGACGAAATTAGAGATGTGTACGCATACTCAGGATTATATCTTTTAGCGACAAGAGTAATAGATGGTCGTTATGATGGTATGATTGAGGGGTCGACACATTATCATGCAACTTATGTAAATCCTTATTGGGCAAAGACGAAAACATATATTGCTCAAATAGGTGACCACATTTTTTATAGATGGGATTAAAATAATATGACTACAAATCCAGAACCAATGACACCAAGAAGATTTTCAAAAATAGTAGAAGATATAGTACGAGACAAACAAGTTAATTATATGGATGCAATTCTCATCTATTGTGAGAACCATGAACTTGAACCAGAAGATATTCGTAAGTTTGTGAGTAAAACACTTAAAGAAAAAGTAGCAGTTAATGCTCAAGACTTACATTATCTTCCTAAGACCACTGCGGAGTTGCCTGTATGATTGATGCATTAGACTTCACTGCATATAGTGTTTTTCCTACACACATCTATGAGATACAATTTGATGAAGATTTCATAGATGCATCTAGAAAAGAACTAGACATGTTCAGAGAAGTTGGATTACCATCAGGTGTTCTTCACTACTACACCAGTTATAATAATCCCGATAGACTACAAGTTGGTCCCACCACAAACAAACTATTGGGTAATGTCGCTTACACTATGGGTGTTCAGATGAATACTTCTGTTGTACTAGATAACTCATGGGTCAACTATGTTCCTAGAGGGTGTACACATGAGATGCATCGACACGGTGATGATAAGATGCTGTCCGCAGTTCTTTATTATGATGATATTGGTATGACAGAGTTCTTTGATCCGCGCATACAAATATATAATGAACAACCTGAAAGAATTAATGCAAAGAAAGGTAAGTGTATCATCTTCCCTGGATGGTTGATGCATAAGATGCCTCCACACTTTGAAGATGAAGATAGAGTTACCATTGCATTTAACATGATGAAAGTATTGAAATGATTTTACGACAACCATATTTTTTACATAAGAGAATATTTTCTGATGAAGAGTTAACTAAAATATCTTCAATTGGTGAAGCATTAGAACCACAGCAAGCAAAAACTTTTAATGGGAATGCTCGTAAGAATTATAGAGACAGTCATATTTCTTGGATAGAAAATACTCAAGATACAAAATGGATTTATAAAAAACTTATTGATGCAATGACCACAGTAAATCAAGGCGCCGGTTGGAATTTTCAGCATAGCGTGATGGAGAAATTGCAATATACAAGGTATAGTGAAACACAACATTATAATTGGCACTCCGACCAAAAAGAAAATCCATATACTAAAGATGAAGTAAGTATGGTTGAACTTCATGGGTTGATTAGAAAAATATCTTTCTCAGTATTATTGAATGACGATTATGAAGGTGGTGAGTTTGAGTTTGAATATGGATTGCCTGATAGTGATAATCGTATAAAAACAATTTCGCCACAAAAAGGATTGACAATTCTCTTTCCATCATTTATAATGCATAGAGTTAAACCAGTAATCAACGGAGAGAGAAGGAGTTTAGTCGGATGGGTATGCGGAAAACCTTGGGTATGAATGAATTTGAAGCATTCAACATCTATCTTGCTTTTAAGTTACATTTTACAACAGATAGATATGATATAACAAAAACTAGAGGCGCAGTCAAGACAAAAGATGAAACTTTTTACAAAAGGTCTGACCAGTTTAATTTTCAACGTCTAGCAAAAGAGTTTAATGAGACTGAACTACCTAAGTTTTTGATTGCCAATCATGTCGATGGTAATCGATGGGGTGGTGCTTTTATCTATGAAGAAGCACTACAAGTATATAATAATTGGAGAGGTCGTCTACAGAGTTTAACTAAAAATCTCAAAGACGACCTTGATGAAATTTGTTCTGAACTTGAAGAGGAAGACTTCAACAAGTTCGACAAATGTTTTGTGGTAAAGGATGAACAACATCCTATATTACTACAGATGTATAGTCGTGGAGATGTAAAAATTGAAACGATGTTGATACTAGATGCTATTAACAACTACTTGTCATATTGGGATAAGATGCTCGGTGATGATTTCTTCTGGAAAGAAGAACGGCGAAAGTTAATTAAATACCGACCTTTTCTTGATTTTGATGTTGACAAATACAAGGCAATAGTGTATACTGTACAACAGAAATACGATGAAAGTCGTATAAATAGTAGCATATGATGAATATGTGGATAAGATAAACTTATACAACGCAATATAACGTACATACGAGGTAAATACAAATGACAAATTTTGCACAACTAAAAAAGTCTAACGACAATCTTTCACGTTTACTTGGTGAAGTAGATAAAGTAAACACTCCCCAAAACAACAGCAATAGCAATAACGATGACCGCTTCTGGCGTCCTGAACTGGATAAGTCAGGTAATGGTTATGCTGTTATTCGTTTTCTTCCTGAGAGTGAAGGTGAAGAACTTCCTTGGGTTCGTATCTTTAATCATGGGTTTCAAGGTCCTACTGGTAAGTGGTACATTGAGAATTCTTTAACGACACTCAATCAGAAGGACCCTGTAGCAGAGTATAACTCTGTTCTATGGAACTCTGGTACAGAAGCAAACAAAGACATTGCACGAAAGCAGAAGCGTAGACTTTCTTATATCGCCAATGTTCTCATTGTTTCTGATCCGAAGCATCCTGAGAATGAGGGTCAAGTTAAACTGTTCAAGTTTGGTAAGAAAATCTTTGATAAGATTATGGACCAGATGAAACCACAGTTCGAAGATGAGAGTCCTATCAATCCATTTGATCCATGGAAAGGTACTAACTTCAAACTTAAAATTCGTAAGGTAGAAGGTTTTACTAACTACGATAAATCCGAGTTTGATAGTGTATCATCATTGTTTGATGGCGATGATAGTAAGATTGAAGCACTATGGAAGACGCAGTATAAATTGCAGTCGTTCTTAGAAGCATCAAACTTCAAGTCTTATGATGAACTGAAATCAAAACTAGATTTGGTTTTAAACTTGAACACAACACCAGAGACTTTTGCACCTAGTGCGCCAGCGCCAGTCGCTCCAGCACCAACTGCAGAACAAAGCGTACCTTGGGTGGAAGAAGAAAAATCTGCACCTCAAGTTGCAACAGCATCAACTAGCGATGATGAGGATGATGAGGCAATGTCTTATTTCTCAAAACTCGCCGCTGATGATTAAACAACATATAGGAGAATGGAGTTATCCAGTTTTACATTATGCGCCTTATACTAGTTTGGTCTAAGTATCTATTGTATACGCAAGCGTAACAAAATTCTTAGGTAATGTGAAATGAAATAACAGAGATGTGATGAGGGTTATCAGAAATGGTAACCCTCTTTTTTTATAAATAGTCATAACGACTTGAGTTGAAACTTCCCCTTACAACATGATATATGATACAACACCGAAAGAGGGGTATCATCATTATGTTAGCAGAATTAGCATTAGCATCTGCGGCGTTCAATACTGTAAAAGAATTCATAAGCAACGGAAAAGAACTGTACGATTGTGGTGAGCAACTGGTAGGTTATTTTGATGCAAAAAATTCTTTACAGAAAAAAGTAAATAACGCAGGCGGAAACAAATCTGACTTAGAAGAGTTTATGGCACTTGAAAAACTCAAGGCACAAGAAGATGAACTCCGAGAGATGATGATTTATACAGGTCGTGCTGGCATGTGGCAAGACTGGTTACAATTTCAAAAGCAAGCGGCAGAGA